ATTTTTCTCTTAGCGAGGAAAACGTTTTCATTTCAGTTGTGACCTTTATATTACAGTGTTATTTATAACACTTTTTGTTTAGACTTAAAACTTTATTTTGATGCTTTAGGTGCCTTAGGAGGTTTAGGTTTCTTTGGTTTCCTAGGCGCCGTCATCTTCGTCCTCATCTACTAACTCGTCGACAGCGGCTTCGATATCTTCATCAGTGGGTTCTTCATCAGGATCTACTTCAGTATCCGCGTCGACATCAATTACTTCACCGTCAGCATCCAGTTCCAGTTCTTCACTAGCATCCGCATCTTCGTCATCAACTTCATTACCAACTCCCTGCGCTATTGCGACTTTCTCTTGTTCAAGAGCAGTGGTCATTCTATCTTCTACTTCAGTTTTGAATATATCATTCGCTTTCTGGAATTCCGCTTTATTGATATAATTAATCATATTCAAAATATCCGCATTGGGGTCACTCGTTGGGTCTGGCGCATTAGCCATTACATCATCTGTCATAATTTACTCCTCATCACTGACACGATTATCTTTTTCTTCCGGTTCATTTGGTTCTTCCTTATCAGCTTGATCTTCGACTTGTTTAATCATGTCGTCATCAAACTTAAGGATATTCTTCATTACCCATTCTTTCGAGAAGTATTCACCCACATAGTTTTGAACTTGGTCAAGTGATTGTAGTTTCTCTCTTAGTAGTTCTGCTTCTTTTAATTCAGTGAAGTGGTTGTCTCTTACAAAATCAAACATAACTTGATTTGAAAGGTCTCCCCAATCTTCTTCAGCAATAATACCTTTAAGAATAAGTTGTCTTTTTAACATTTCTCTAAACATCATAGCAAATCGTTTACGAAGTCTATCAATAAACTTCTGGAACTTAAGCTCATCTCTTGTAATCTCAGTAGACCTACCAAGACTAAATTGCGATTCTTGCTCAAGCCGATTCAGTGGAACGTTTAAAGATCTATATAGTCTTTTCTGAAAGTACATAATATCATCTATTTGTCCAAGGTTTTCACCACCTGGTAATGTACTAATCTCTGTACCTCTGCCACCTTCGCGACGTGGTAACCAGAAATCTTCCAGCATTGACATATGTTTACGGTCGTCTTTAATCTCACCTGTTGATGCATCATATACTAGTTTATTCCGATACCGAGTCATGATACCTTTCATGTACTCTTCGGCTTTACCTTTAGGCATGTTACCAACATCAATATAGAATATACGACGTTCTGGCGCACGTGCAAGCCTGTAAATAACCAATGAATCTTCCATCATACGTAACTGATTGATTGGTTTTAATGCTTTATGTAAGTATGAAACAACGTGTTTCTGTCCAGCATCAAGAAGTCCTGAGGTTGTATAGATAACTGAATCTTTAGTTAGCTTAACACCACTGTTCTGTTGTCCAGGTTTCTCTTGATATATGAAGTACTCATTCTGTCCTTCAACAACACTAGCACCTGTTACAGGATCTTTCTTCTTAATTACTTCTTTAACTTTTCTTAGTTTAGCGGAATCAATTGGACGTATGTCCTGGATCCCTTTCTTTTCGTTCTTCTCGTCTACGATTAAATGGTAGGCTTTCCTACCGTCAACATACCATGATCTAAATATATCGTGACCTAAGTCGCCGAAATTAAGCATATAAAGAATCTGATCAAACTCATCTTGTAGTTTAGACTTTAATCCTTTTGATAGGTCAGTTTTCTCAAGGTCTAACTTGACTGAGATTTCATCACCACCAGAAACTGATTCATTTGTGATATCTTCTATGGCAGCATCAACTTCAGGATGCAATGCAACTCCACGATACTTTTGTATTAGTGTCGAGTTATCTTTTGACTTATCGCCATGGATATCGATATATTGACCGTAATGAGATCCGGACGCGGTTACGTATCCAGCTCCATCTTCGTCTACTTTAGGGACGATAGATTTTAAATTCTTTTCTGCAGCTTCGATTGCTTTGGATCTACGTATCTCAAAACCAAAGAGCTTTAAACTATTGTCGGCCATTTATTATCCTTATTAATGGATGAGGAAGCAGGGCGTTTCCGCCCTGCCTTATCTTTATGTATACTACTATTAGGAAGTAGTATCTGACTCCCAATACTGAACTTGGAACTCAACGGTGAATCTTTCGATGTCATCGTTGTTGCCATAAGACAAATCAATTGGAGATATGTTAGTAGGGAAACATCCACGGAAGACATATGACTTCAGTATTGTTTCATCTCTATCTAACTGATCAACCAACAAGTCTGCCTGGTAATCAATAGGGTTTGTTAGACCAGTGTTTGCTTGGTGAGCATTTACACCATTCATCCAACGTTCCATTGAATTACGGACTTTGAAGTCAGTATCATTTATAATAGTTGGTGACCATGTATCAAATGTACGGTCTCCAGCAATTTTAAGTTGTCTACCACGGAATGGGACAGTAACAATACCCATTATTGATCCTGGTAGCTGAGCAGCTTCACACAAGAAAGATGTAATCTCCACATCTCCACCTGCATAGGCTGGGAAGTTTATTGTAGCCTTAAATAGATTCGGTCTTGCGCCACCGCCTCGTAATTTGGCTTTAAAGTCGTCTACTGCGAGAACCATTGCTTTTTCCTTTCAGCGCTCTATTAAACCGTACCGACGATTTCAGCAAATTCAACACCAGTTCTAACTGCAACGAAGTTAAGCGTTACGAAGTTAATTGAACGTGCTGGTTTGATGAAGATCGAACATACGAATTCGTTTCTATCTATGACTGCTGCAGTGTTATTAGTTGCATCAGCGACTACTCGGAAGTCTGTAATACCTCGTCGACCCTGTACTTCCCTAAGGAATGGCTCAACAATATTTACAAATTCTGCGCGAGTAAACTCGTCGTTGAATTCAAACATAACATTTCTTGCTGCAATTGCTATTGCTCTTTCAAGAACCAAGAAGAGTCTACGTACGTTAATACGATCGAATGCACTTGGGCGAGACATGTGAGTCTTATCACCAAAGAGCAGTATACCCTGACCTGGAATGTTAGCAACTGGATTGACTGCATTTCTATATAGCAAGTCTCTCTCAGTCTTGTTGGGTGTATAACCGAGTGATGTAACACCAAGATATGCACCACGTCTTTGACCAGCTGGTGAGAACCATGCTGCAGCGCTATTATCGGATGCTGCCATGATACCGGCTGTAGAAGAAGCGGCTGGAATATTAATGTATTGATCATTGTACTTATCATATACTTTAAGATAGTTATTATCCATAAAGATATAAGATGAGAAGGTTAACGATTTTGCAGTAGTAACAATGTCAGTGTTTGGAGTAGTTGAAGATACAACATCGGATCTAGCCGGTGATGTAACTACTACGCAATCTTTACGTGTAGATGCTGCGATTGTGTTAAGATCATTAACAACAGTTGTTTGATCACCTCTAGTCGCCATGCCTGGAGCAATAAGGAAGTCAACTTGGATGTTATCCTTGTCTTCGTACTTATCAAAACCTGTTGCATATTGACTTGTAGTAAGTGCTGCTGAATTAGCACCAGTTGTAAGTGATAGTGTTTTAACTGCTTCAACAAAACCAGAGGTAAAGTCTTTACCATCTGCTAATGCTGTACCAGCATTTGAACTGAAGTCAGAATCGGTTACGTCACCGAAGCCTGCCATCCAAAGATACTGTGATTTGTTGTTGATGACATCTTTAATATAATTTGATGTTCCATCGTCTGATTTAGCATCGCTTGCTGCTGATACGAATGGGAATGTTTCAAGAACTGTTCCTTTTGTACCTGTGAATAGACCGTCTTGGTCTACAACAACAACGTGCATTTCATCCTTAGACGAACCAACATTGGACGCATAAGTTGAAGTAATCGGCGCGGCATCGAAATTATTTTCGTATGTCCATGCTGAAAATTTGACGTCTCCTGCGGAATCAACACCTTGTAGCCATTGAACCTGTAGACTGTTTCCTAGAGCACCTGGATACTTAGCAATAAATGTATGCTCATCCGAATCTTTTGCTGCTGCTTGGAAGTCAAAAGAATCTTGGTTCTTTATTCTAGCTGTTGCTGATGCGCGGGCATCACGTGCGTTAAGACTTTCACTGCTGCCTTCTGTTGCTTCCCGAACAACATAAAGTGAATTTGCATATCTTAAAAAGTATGCTGCGGAGTGAAAGTCGATGGGGTTTGTTTTACTTGGACTACCGAAGATTGAGACTAAACCTGATTCATCGGAAACTAATACTGGGGAATCGACTGGTCCCCACTGAAAGTCGCCTACTAACGCTCCCGTTGTTGATGCTACGTTGGGCACCACACCGGATAGGTCAATCTCTTTAACGGTAATTGCCGGGGACTCTGATACTGCCATGACTCTTTCCCTTTAATTGAGTTTTAATTATATGATTTGCATAATACGGATGTACCCTTACGGATATTCAATTATGACTATTTATAAGAAATAATATTTCAAAAATTACCGTGTTCGTAATCAATAGCCCACGGTTTTCCTAAGTCTTCTCGTCTATTCAGCTCTGATATCTGATCTTGTCCATTGTCATAGAAGCCAAATGGTACTACGTCTTGTTCAATTGCTGCTGTCTTCTGAGCAAACATCATTTCTTTTATATTAATATCGGTCATATCCGTAAACATTTCTGTTGTAACGAAGTAACCAAACATCACCAGGTTCATCATCAGGTCGTCGTGGTTGCCCGGTGAGGCCTCGTATGATTGACCTCTAGCAACAAACGTAGATATTTCAAGGATAGATTCTGTATCATTGATTGCAATCTTACTACTTTCAATAATATCTTTAATACCAGAACAACCAAGTCTTTTAGTTTTACGAGTCATCTCTACGCCAATACCATCTGACTTAATAACAGATGACATATGCATATTCTCATATTCAAGTTCGTGATATAAACCTCGACAAACAAGAACTCCATGATCATTTGATTCCACAATAGTATATGCTTCATTGTAGGAATTTGCGTACTTATAAATAATAT